TCCTAACAGAGGTGTTAGTAGTTTCATCACAAACTACTTTGTAATCCACTAAACCCTGTCTTCTCCGAATATCATCCATCATAGGATCAACAACCCCTACTATCTTTTCCCAAGTAGTAGAATCATTAGGCTCAAAAACAAACCTTCTAGTACTATTCAGAAGAAGTTTCTTAACCTGAATCATAAGTCTTCTAACATTAACTCTATCAAGAGCAGTAGAATCTCTTTGAGCAGTTCGTTGCCCGAATATCATTATACCTTGCTGTGGGAAGTTAACAATTGGGTTAATAACATTTCCACCACTATACATGGTATCTCTATCACCCTGGTTAACACTAACTTCCACCTCAGAAGGCTTAGTAAGTCTACCTCTAACAACGCCAGCGGGAGCAAACCAAGGATCCCCTACTTCATCCGTGTAAGCCATTTGTCGAATAGCGTAAATAGCAGGATCGTACCACCGATCTTTTGCTGCAAAGTTGTCGTAAGTCTGAACCCAAGGCCAGTAGATAGCAGCAAAGTTACTATTCAGAGCAGCAGTTCTTTCATCTGATTGACCATTAGACCAATCAATAGCTTGCTGTACCGTAGTTAACCCTTGTGGGGGAGATACCGCAGCTAGGAAGTTCTGACTACTTTCAGCCAAAGTAACTAGAGTATCTTGAACAGTTTGTGAGTTATTACCTGGAATTATTGCTAACGAAATGTTAAGAGTATCATCATCCAAACCGTATAGCCCAGTTTTATTAGTTACCCCACCAATAAGTTCATCATCACCTTGATTACCAGTAGCCCCACCAGCTAGTGCGTAAGTTCCCTCAACAAATTTATTAAATCTACCGTCGGTCGCGTTATAGCTACCACCAGAAGAGTCTCTACCACCTAAGGTTCCAACACTTATGAAATTAGAAAGAGTAGATTGGAATGTAGGTACAGGAGTAGGAGAAATATCATCATTACCTGACATGAAGGAAGCTTTAATGTAAACAGACTTAGCGTTATCCGTACCTGTATTGATTTGGTCTTCAGCATAATCAGCAGACGCAACCAAGGAAACATTAAAGGCTTCAGCAGCAGCACCGTCCCTATTTACTTGCAAAGTAGAGGTCCTTCCACCAGTTCTCATTATCTGAGCAGAATATCCACTAGTAGTACCATCAGATTTAGTACCCTCATTGTACCCAGTCCCTGGATATAGGCTTTGCACCTCATAACCTAATGATTTAGTGCTTCCACTAGTTGAATAGGACATACCATAGCAGGTAACAGTAGATGCCGCTCCCCAAGTAGATGTTCCATCTGATTGATCAACAGGAACCAAAATGTTCCAAGCATCAGCAGCAGTTCTACCAGAACCACTAAATGCAGAGGCATATAAAGTAACTCCAGACCCAGCATACCCACCAGCAACCCAAACATTTGAAAGATCGGTAGTATCGAAGTACGCACCAATAGCTGCGCCCTCTAAAGTACCACCAACAATCTTTTTAATAGCATATGCTGGATCGTTTTGGTCTCCAGCAGCAGTTCCAGCAGGTATATCAAAGTTTTTAGGAGTATTATATACATTCGCTCCATCAGCCACTAATTGCACTGTAAGATACAGACTATTCCCTCCTGTCATACCCACATCAGCACTGGTTAAATTTGTGGTAGCCTCAGTAAGTAATCTAGAATGAGAACTAACCACAAAAGCAGGGCAAGCACCAATCTGAACTGTAGAGGAAGCATCAGCAGCAGTGGCAGCATCGGCTGCTCTAATATAGTACATAGAGTTAGTAGTTTCCAGAATCTCTATAGCACCCTCCAGACCTTGGCCTGGAATTTGTTCAGTAGGATTGCCAAAAAGTTGAAGCAGACCTTCTTGGGAGGTAATTAGTTTAGGTTTATTAATAGGTCCTTGATCAGCAAATCCCACTACACCAACAACAGAGGGATTAATAGAAGTAGGATAATTACTTAAATCCTTCTCAATAACATAAACACCTGGGCTTGAAAAATTAACCATTTCTTATATCCTTATGCGTTAGTAATCTTTAAAATTCTTTGCTGTGCTAAATTTTTAACAGTATTAGATAGAGCCGCATCAGGAACAACGATGGACTCCCGTGGAGCCAGCCATTTTCCTATAGGACCCTTGGGGCTTTTAATTATAATCTGACGACCCGTGTAAGAATCATTTTTAATTACTTTCATAAGTATTCTCCTACCTTTATTTATATATTACTCCACATATAAGAGACTTATTTTTTTAGGAAAGCCATACATTGGAGACTATTTTCTCTATACGACCTGTAGAGGTCACCTTAAATCTAGGGCTAGGGATATACAATTCCGTGGTAACTGAAAAGGATTTCCTCAATAATCTGTCCTCCCTGTCCCCTACTGTAATATTATTATTGTTACTCTCATCATCTAAAAAAACCTTCAGGCTGTGAGTAAAGGGAGTCTCCACATCAAAGCTAGGATTAAATTTCATACGAATATTTTGAGAAATTTGATCTAAATCTTCCATATACTTAACCCATAGGTTTACTGAAAAGGTAAGAGATACAGGAACATCTGCTGTAGCGATTACCCTCTCCGCTCTTTGTGTGTCATCGTCCCATTTAGTAGATTGGATAAGGACATTATCATATCTTCTCTTAGCATCATCACTTTTAGCACCCAGTTGATGAATAGTGATGACTGGTAACACTATATTATTTTCTTGGAATTTCTTAGCTACTGCCCGTTCTGGTGCTGAATGCATAGCTTTAATTTTTTGCAACTTATCATTACCATCTACATAGTACAGGTTGCTAAATGAGGCTATTAAAGCTCTTAGAACTTCTTTATACACAAAGGGAGAAAGAGTAGAGTTTCTTATGGTATTGGAAATATAGTTTCTCCATACAGTATTAGAACTCCTGCCTACTGAACTGGTGTCTGTACCTGTATATTCTACCAAAGAGTCTAAGACATCTACGATAGTTTTACCAGTGTATACATTCTCTCTAGTTGTCAAGGTCTATATACCCCCCAAGATCATTACTTCTATCCAACATCGGTTCTTCAATAACCGACTGTTCATCACGAAGGAGTTTAGCAGAGCAAGCCATATGGTAAACCCCGTATAACTCAAAGCTGTCTTCCTGAACCTCATAGATTTCATACTTTTGGTTCTGGAATTTAGGCTTGATTATGTCCCCAGCCTTAGGTATTTCGTGTAATCTTTGCTCTATATAAGATTTATTAAAGATAAATATCTGGTCATTCTGAAGCTCAATACCAAACTCAGTTAAAGACTCTTCCAAAACAGTAGGGTTGTAATGTCCATACACTACAATTGGTTCCGAATCTATCACCTTACTACGAGTTTCCAAATAAGTTGTATCATAATCATCATTCATTCGAAACTTATAGTAATAGAGTTCCGAGCCACCCAGCCTAATGATCTCATCATCAACCAAATTAAATAGATTAATATCGTTATTGGTTTGATCAAATAAACTAAGCTCTGTCCCCCCTAATAACTCAGGAAGAGGAGGCATCTCAGTAGAAACTTTATATCTCTTATTGGTCATTAGTAAGTGGTGAATCTAGGTGGTTCCTCTATCTCTGATAGAAGTTCTTGGAATAGTTGTTCCTTCTCTTGCATACCCTCTTGTATAAGAGCCTGTCCGTTCATCTGTGCCCCTCCAGCGGGACCAGGGATGACAGAGTATTTACTGCGTATCTCACCTAGGACGACCTTAGCGCAAGCGAGAGCGTACTTCTGGAGCCAGTTCCTATATGCTGGCAACATGGTAGTAGTGTCTATATGTCTATACTGAAGAATTACCCTCTCTGGAGTTTCAGTTGGGGGTGGGTATAGCTGTAAATACTGTCCGTTAATTACATCCCATGTACCATCTTGGCCTAAAACCTTTCTAGTCATCTCCATAGTAGACTGGAGGAGATAGTAATCACCTATACTAAAGTTATTAAAAAGGTAATTGTCTTGGAAATATTTGATGAAGAAGTCAAATTCAAGTGTCCCAGCCTGTGCCTGAATACTTAATAAAGATTTTTTATACACAACATAGTCTAAGTTATTAAGTATCCAAGGAGGTATAGAGTATACATTAACACCAGCAGAAGCATCAAAAACAGCGAACTGTCGTGACCAATAAGGACTATGGTAGTCTAATTTGGTAACAGCCTCGTCTATACATGTTTTAATTTGGTAAGGAGTAAGCTCTACTCGGACAATAGGGTGCCCCATCCTAGCCATAACAAAACTATTAATAGTTTTTTCAAAATTATTGAACTCAGCATCCTCATCACCAGTCCCAGTGTTTAATGTTCTGGGGTCAATGTCCCCTAAAGGCTCATTAGTAAGTAAGTTATTAGATATAGGATCTTGAGCCCCTGAGTTTCCCCAAGTGCTAACTATCGGATTGCCTATCAGTGCCATCGGTCTTATCTCCTTTTATAGTTTGTTTTGCATACTTTCTTTTTTTAGTAGGTTTGGGATCCTTTATTAACGCTAAGTAAGGATGTTCAATAGGGATTTCAGATTCTAGAATTTGCTGGGGCCGTATCTCTAAGATATCTGCTCCAGAATAAACTAGCATTTTAAATCTACAATTACTCTTATATTTATACATTTCTATATTATATAGCCTTAAAACAAAAATAGGGTGAGGAGTTTTTCATCCCCACCCTATGTAAATATTATAAGTTAGTCAGCTACGGATCAACCAAACGCCCCGAACGGAGTATTAGTGGTGGTAGCGGTAGTAGTCCAGCCACCAAGCAGACCAGCAACACCAGCGAATCTAATAATCCTATAGAATCTAGACTCAGGCGTAATAGCAGCTTTTCCATAGCGAGTAATTAGACCCTTGCGAGGCTGGAAGGTGTCGGGATCGACAATCTTCGGTAAGCCTTGGAGAGGAATGTACGGAGCGTACACATAACCCGAATCCATGGGGCTAGAGCCCTTATATCCCATCATGATTTCATCTTCAGGATACAGAGGATCAACATAAAGATCATAGCGACCCATGAACTTGCCAACATAAGAAATACCATTCTTACTCATGTTAGTAGGTCCATCAGCACGATCAATACCACCTTGCAGTTTAGCGGAAGACTCCAGGAAGGAAGCAACCACAGGAGCGCAAAGAAGCCAGTTACCAGCACCACGCTGGGTAGACTTATAGATATCTTGCGAAGCAATGTTAATCAAAGCCAGCAAGTTAGCATAAGTATCTCCAACATGACGAGGAGCAAAGTTGAGGTCAGAAGCACCCCAGTCCATCATAAACACATTTCTTTGAGTTCCAGCAGGGTTAGTACCCCAGTTACCATTAGCATCAGCACCTTGGTTTTGGAATCCAACAAAATCATTTTCACCATTTCTGGTGATGTTATTACTCTGACCCCAATCAAGCATACTCCTATCAAAGCCTCCAAAAGTACCCGTTACATCGTATGCAATCATGCGAAGATCTTCAATGAGTTCACGGTCGATCTCAAGACGAAGCTCAGAACTAAGAAGCTCAGTAAGCTCACGCTCAAGGTCGAGGTTGTGATAAGCCTTAAGGTCTTGAGAAGCCTCAAGAGTCCAAAGGGCTCTCATCTTACGAGTACGAGCAACAACAGGCTGTTGCTCGATGTGGAAGGTCATATCCGGGATTCCAGTAGTGGTAAGAATTTCACCAGCACTCATAGAGAAGCCCCAGGTCCCATCAGCATCTGTACCTAACAAAGGGTTCTGAGCGATAATTCCACCATAAGTGGAGGAAGGAGAACCAGCACCAGAAAGACCCATGTTAGAAAGGTCATACTGCTGACCATTACCCAGGCCAGTCCAGTCATCATCACCGAAATTATTTCCACCAAGGCCACCAATGGCAGAGGTTTGCAAACCACCCCAAGTAAGTCTATACTTACTGTAAAGGTCTCGTCGGTCATTTGCACCTTGGCCTCTTGCAGAGCCAAGATAGAAAACTTGCGACACTGGGCCGCTCATGGGCTGAACACCAACAAGCTTGTTGGCAATCAGTTCGGGGAAGACTCTACGAACGAGAGGGAATGCAAATTTCTGGAAAGTACCAAGAGATTGAGTAGTGGTTTGACCCGTAGCGGTTATTGCCGCCTCATCAACTCTTTCAGCTAATATAGCTTTGGCTTGGTTCTCTAGAAGTTGAGCAGTCACTCTCTGAGTGTAGGAATCCTCTATGTCTTCAAGAACTGGAGCCCACTTGGCTAAACAAGCATTGTCTGCCCCAGGCTCCATAATGTCATCATTAATCATAGTATTAATCCGTATCAGTTATTAGAGTTTGGCATATAAGCCATAACTTCTTCAGTCAAGAACGGGTTTCCTAAATCAAAAACAGGCCCTTCGTCCTTTACAGGTGTGTCCACATTTTCTGTAATAACAATAGCTTTCTCGGTGGACTCGAAATTACTACCTAACTCCTCTTCAAGAAATTCATTAGATTCCTGAAGTTGTACTATACCCTCACTAAGAGTTTCAACTTTATCTTCTAAGTTTGCGATAACTCTTTCTAATTGCTGGGTTTCCTTAATAGACTGAGCAAGTTCTCCTATAAGAAGTTCATTGTCGCCTTCAACCTTTTGAACATCCTCACTAACTTGAGACACTATAGGATCAAGATCTTCTCTTTCGATTTCAAACGAAAGGACAGTCTTGATATCCTTGAGGGTCTGGGCATCACGATAAATATCATGGGACTCAGAAAGCTCATCAAGAGCAGCCTCTTGGATAGTATCCATTTGATGACGAAGGAAAGCATGAACTTTATTAGCAAGCATACTCATCTCTTCATCAAGTCTTTCAGAAATAATCCCCTGCATAACCTTTGCAATCTCCGAAATAAGCTCTTCGCTCATTCCTTCAGGCAGTAAGTCTGCAATATCTTTTACTTTGTCTGACATAATTAAGTCTCCTATCTGTTTATATGTATGCACCCCATATTATTAGAGGTGTTTTTTATTATTTTTTGTTTAGCTACTTGGGTAGAGTACCTGGGGATCTCCTGGAACCAGGACCAGTTACTTGAATCTCTCTTCGTCTATTCATACTACCGTGTCTTTCGGATTGACGAGAAACCTTGCCCCCCTCTTTTGAATCTCGTCTTGATCTAGCCAAACTATCTGTAGTAGGTTTATTTCTAAGAGATAAGGCTCTTACTCTGCCATGCATATTTTGTGCCCCTCTCCAACTGTCTCTCTCCATCCTCACATTTCTTACATTTTGGGCTCTTCTAGCTAGTTTTCCCTTCCTCCCCTTACCTGATGTAACTCTCCTAGCATGTTGCTTCCATTTTGGATGCCCACTAGGAAGTTGTTCTAGATCAACCGCTAAAGCATGGGCTTGGCTACCTTCTCCCCCACCTCTTGAAGCTTTATAATCTTGAACTTTTACAGTTTTTCCCCCAGAAGTTCTAAAAGTGGCTACTCTACCAAATTTAGTTTTCTTAGATCTTTTTTGAGTTTCCTTTTGAAGTCTAGTCTTCTCCTCTAACCTATCTCTAATATAGTTAACGAATTGGGTGGCTTCAAGAGGTTTCCCTGCCCGTGGTCCTCTCTGAACAACGGGTATTGCTGTATTAGTAGGTCTAGCAGAGGGGTGCCTTGGTTTATCAGAGAAACGCTGTGGCTGGGGAACATCCTCCCGCGCTCCAGGCTTTTGCATCGCAACATTAGCTGTAAAAATTTTCTTAAGAGCGGCAGGTTTATCCTGCTCAATTACTAGTTCTTCCTTAAGAAGAGTAGTAAAGTTCTTAACCTTTTGGGCTTCTGGGTACACTCTATCAATAATCTCTTGAATCTGGGTAGACTCAGTAAGACCTGGGTAAGCACCTCTAGTTGATGGGTCAGCAACAATATCCCAAGTAATTAATTTAAAGTCTTCGTTGACATACCTCTTACCATCTAATTCTTCCGTAACAGTACCCATTCCACGGGAAGATATACCAATCTTAACTCCACCCTCAATAAGAGCTTGGGCCACTTTACCAGCAGGAGTATTAAGGATTT